TGGAATAGCCTGTCTTCCGAAAATATTGCTGCGCTACGATTAAAAGTCGATCTAAATTTAAAAAGGCTACAAAAGGTATTGCCTGATATTAAGAGTATAGAATACTCTGGTGATGAAGGTGAGCCAATGCAGGTCGTTATCAAGCATTTTTCTGAAAAGCTGGAAAAGTAAATGGCGGACAATATTACCCTAGATGTAATGACAAGCGGCGCAGTCGTTAAAACAGATGACGATGGGTCAGCGCATTGGCAATACGTTAAATTAGCATATGGTGCTGATAATACGCAGACAATAGTATCTGATAGTAATCCTCTACCAATAGATGATGCAGGGGGTTCTTTAACGGTAGATGGGACTGTTACGGCAAATCTAAGTGCAACGGATAATGCTGTTTTAGATACGATAGATGCTGTTCTAGATACAATTAAAGTAGATACAGAGGCTATTGAAACCGCTGTAGAGAAAATTGATGATATTGTGCATGTAGATGATGCAGCATTTTCATTAGGATCATCTTCCGGCGTTATGGTTATGGGGTTTGCTGGCACTCAAAGTGTAGATGCTAATGATGCCGCTGCTTTAGCCTGTGATACTGATGGCGCATTACACATATCGGATGGAGGAAATGCTATTACTGTCGATGGGACGGTGACAGCAAATTTAAGTTCTACTGATAATACGGTTCTGGATAATATTGATACCTCTTTGAATAATATTGAGGCAGCAGTATCCGGATCAGAAATGCAGGTTGATCTCGTAGGAAGTATTCCAGCAGGTAGCGCAAATATCGGGGATGTGGATATCGCATCTATCGCAGCAGGCGATAATAATATTGGTAACGTAGATATCCTTACCATAGCTGCTGGCGATAACAATATAGGTAATGTAGATATAGCCTCAGCCCTACCAGCAGGGTCAAATGCAATAGGAAAGCTGGCGGCAAACTCTGGTGTTGATATTGGTGATGTCGATGTAACCTCCCTGCCAGCATCTACAAATACCTTAGAGGTAGTAGGGGATGTGGCCCATGATGCTGCGGCTGCTGGCAACCCTGTGCAAGCTGGTGTCAGGGCTACTAATTCAGTTGAGGGGCTTACTCAGGTAGCTAATGCAGACGCTTCCTTTGTTAGCTCAGATTTAAACGGTTGTATTATCACCCGTGAGCATACAACTTTAGAAGAGATCATCTCTGAAAGAGTATCTAACACGAATGGAACCTCTACAGCATTTTCTAATTTCGCTGCTGGCGGGTCTGGAATCCACAATTACATCACGACGATCAGTATATATAACTCAAGCAGCACAGATGGTTACGTTGATTTTCGGGATGGAACTGGTGGATCGGTAATCTTTACGGCTCCCGCACCGCAAACGGGCGGATCGGTCATAACTTTTCCCGTTCCATTGAAGGGAGCAGCGAATACTGCTCTCGCTTTTGACGTTTCAGAAGCTATATCGACAGTTTATATCTCTGTAGTTGGGTTCCAAGCACAAGGCTAGTTGACCCACTCAAAATGCTAGTTAGGCCATTTTTGGCTAAAAACAGCCGTAAGTTGTTGAAAAATAAAGACCACAATTAAGAAAGTGGCCTAGTTAGTCTAAAATTGGGGTAACTAACTCTTTTAATTAATATGGAGGCTCCGGGGCGTGAGCCTTCTGCTCTTATTAAAATCCAGTACCACTAAACCTCCCAAGCTGAGGCCGTTAGGCTTCAATCAAAGGGGGCCGCGTACTGAGCGCCTAGATACTAGCGTAACCCTGACTGGGGCTGGTTCACAGGCTGAACCCGGTAATATCACGGCAGATGTACCCAGTGATATTCAATTCACTGCACTAGGTTTTACCCAGCAATCCAGAACCTTTGATATTAAAGGTGTTGGTGAGTCTCAAGTAGATCTTGTCGGTGCTGAAGCAAGGGCGCAGGGAGAGGAATTAGAAGGCGTTAGCGTATTTATTACGCTGGACGGTGCCGAGGCATCGGCGGAAGCCGGTTCTATTGCCCTAAAGAAGCCTACGGGACGCAGGAAAAGATCTCGATACATCATCGAGGTTGATAATCAGTTTGTTGAAGTATCCTCACCCCAAGCGGCTGAAGATATATTCAATCAAATCCGTGACGCTGCTAGGGAAGCGGCTGATAGCGCCCAACAGGTTACCAGAGTTATACCAAAGGTTTCTGTTGAGCTATCTAACGGAAAGGAAACCAAATCAAAACGGATCGCCAAGTCCGTTGAAGAAATACAGGCCGAAATCAATGAGATTTATAAGGCCGCTAATGATCGGATAAGAATTGATCAGGAAATTGCACAATTATTAAATATTAAGCTCCAGCAGGAGCAAGTGCAGGACGAGGAAGATGTACTGCTTGCTATTCTTTTGGACTAAGGATGGGATATGCCTGACCTTGTAAAATTAAATGCAGCTATTGATGATTTTGAAGCCAATGCTTTAGGTGGTGACAGATCTGGTGATTTATCTAATGAAAGATCATTAGCGATAGAGGCTTTTGCCGGAAAAAACATAGAACCTGCCCCGGAGGGCAGAAGTCAGGTTATTGATTGGACGGTTTTTGAGACGATTCAATGGATTCTTCCCAGTTTAACCAGAATTTTCGCTAATGGGGATAATATTGTAGAACTGTCACCATTCGGCCCTGAAGATGAACCAGCAGCCGAGCAGGAATCTGATTACCTCAATTATCTCGTTACACAGAAAAATAACTGGTTTTTGACCTGTTTAACATGGTTTCAGGATGCTCTTCTTACAAAAAACGCTTATTGCATGGCGTTTATGGAAGAAAAGATTAAAACTGAAAAGCAGGTTTACAGGGAGCAGACTGATGAGGCATTGGCCTTATTATTACAAGATGGTTCAGAGGTTATAGAGGCAGATACCTATCCAGACCCTGATGCCCAGCCACAAATGACACAAGATCCGATGACGGGTATGCCAGTGGAGATGCCGCCACCTAATTTACACGATGTTGTTATTCGGAGAACCACCCCTACTAAACGATTGGCTTTTAAGGTTTTACCCCCTGAAAATGTATTAGTTGGCGATGATACGCCGGACTTTACTACAGAAAACTGTAATTATTTTGAGTATTTTGAAGATGTCACTATTTCAGATCTAAGGTGTCTGGGTTTTGATGTTGAGGATGATATTTCCTCGGAGCGGGACAGCAATGATACGGTTGAGGAAGCGCGATCCAAATACAATGAAGATATTGATCGGGGAGAGTCTCCAGATCCGTCTATGAGGGTTGTCAGGGCTAGGACAATCTTTATTCGCCATGATTATGATGAAGACGGTATGGCTGAGTTACAAAAGGTTGTCCGTGTTGGCAGGGAAATCCTGACAAGGGAAGAAGTAGACCGCATACCCGTAGCCTCTATCGTACCCTTCATTAATACCCATAGGCACATGGGCGCATCTGTTGCTGATTTAACCTTTGACATACAGCGGATTAAAACCGTTTTGTTAAGGGGTGGTTTAGATTCTTTATATCTATCCCAGAATCCACGCCATGCGGTATCCGATAAAGTTAATATGGATGACGTTTTAGTATCAAGGCCGGGAGGTGTGGTGAGGATGAAGGATGGCTCCTTACCCTCTGAGGGACATATCATGCCCTTGACTACGGAGTTCACTCTACCCCAGACCTTACAGGGTTTACAGCATATGGACACGGTTGTTGAATCGCGTGTTGGGGTTAATAAACTGTTTCAGGGTATTGATGAGAATGCTACCAATGACCATAACCGTATTGGTCAACTATCAACAATGGCTGCACAACGGGTGGAGCAGATTGCAAGGGTATTTTCTAACGGGGTGGGGCATTTATTCTCTTTAGCACATGAATTAATTATTAAATCCGGTCATAAATCTGATGCGATCAAGTTAAGGGGACAATGGGTAACGATAGATCCCTCCACATGGAGAAGTGGGCGGGATATGAAAGTAGTCGCTCCATTTTCTGCCGGGAATAAAGATACCCTTATTAATAGGCTAATGAATATCGCCACAATGCAGGAAAAGGCATTAGCAGGTGGGTTGCCTATTATCACCCCGGATGATGCTTACAATACGGCTATAGAGTTAACTAAAGCCGCAGACTTCCCGTCACCTGAGAAATTCTGGACTAATCCTGAGCAGATTCCACCCCCTGAACCGCCACCTGACTATACGATGATGGCTTTGGAGGTTGAGAATAAAAAGGCCGACAGCCAAGCAAGGAATGTAGAAATTGATGCAGAGATAGATAAATACAAGGCTGATTTAGAAGCATCAGTAGATAAGTATCGCGCTGATTTAACCGCTGAGACACAAATAGCCCTAGCCCAGCTTAAAGCAGGGGAACAGGCTAATATTGAAAGATTAAAGGCCAGTTTGAAGATTGCTGATAATGCGATTGGACTGGAGATAGGCGATGGGAAAGTCGTACCTATGGGTAACGCCTTCGATGCGTTAACTTCCACTATGTCTGAAACAATCGGTAAGCTAGACCAGACTATTAATACTTTATCTGCTGAAAAGGAGATTGTCAGGGATGCACAGGGTAAGGTTGTAGGAACTAAGTTAAAAGCAGTACAGTGATCGTCATTGTTGGGCATGGCCCCAGCGCATATCAATTAACGCCAGATTTCCTTGAACAACATACCGTGGTTCGCTTGGGTAAGGATGAAAAGCCCAAAGTGAAGTCATTGGTTGAGGTGATTGGCGATAAGGCTGATATCGTGTGTAGTTTCTCACCGCTACACCAAAGAAAGAACGCCTTATTCTGGTGTTTGGCAGGGCCGTTACGACAGTTCTGTATAGATAAACTAAAGCCGTTTAATCCTACTTTTGCAAAACCCTCTTTGGGGGTAAGTGCAGCTTTAATCGCAAGGGATAAATATCCTGATTCTGAAATTGCAGTATCTGGGTTTGATACTACCCTCAATCCGGATAAGGCCGCAGAAGGATGGGTACACGATTCTTATGCTGAAAATGCGTGTTTAAGGAATTTAACAGTAATTGAATTATGAGTGATATAACCGCTAAAGCAGACCGTTGTTCACGGCTGCTCAATGACAAAGATTTACAGGCGGCATTTGCTAGTGTCAGAGATGCCATACATGAAGCGTTTGAACGATGTTCCGTCGATGACGGGGAAACATTGGTTCGACTAAGGCAAAGGCTTCACCTCCTTGATTCGGTTTGGGCTAACCTAGAAATTGCCGTGGAAAATGGTAAGTTAGAGGCGCACAGAATGGAAGAAAAGGGCAAGGTGTCGTATTTAGGTGATTTATGGCAGAGGAAGTAAGTATTGAAGAGCGTGTGGGTACTATGCTTGTGGGTGAAGATGAACCCCAAGAGGAAGTGGCTGAAGAGTTAGTTGAAGAGGTAGTTGACGAGGTTACTGAAGAGGTTACTGAAGAGGCTACTGAAGAGGCTGGTGAAGAGGTAGAAGCGACCGAAGAGGTCGCTGAAGAGTATCTTGATATTGAATATGACGGGGTGACCTACCAAGTACCTCCCGCACTCAAGGATGCCCTTCTTAGGCAAGCGGATTACACGCAAAAAACACAAGCTGTTTCAGAGCAGAGAAAAGAAGTAGAAATGCTGCAACAGCAGGTCGAGACTATACAAAACGAACAACAGTTTATTACTGGAATACAGCCTGATTTGAATAATTTGGGATTATTACAAGCCCATGTTCAACAGATGGAGGCTGGATTACAACAGAATCTCGCTAATATGACTTCGGAACAGATGTTTAAAACGAAGATCGAAATTGACGGGATGAAAGAGCAAATGAATGCTTTCAGGCAAGGCTTGAAAGTAAAGTATCAAGAGTTTGAGGAAGCACAGAAGCAGTCGTATCACGAACTTCTGGAACAAGGCGCTCAATCTTTAAAGAAAGCCATTCCTGACTGGAATGAGGGTAAGCAACAAAGCGTAAGGGAGTTTGCACTAGAGCAAGGTTTTAACCAGCAAGAGGTAAACTCAATTATTGACCCTCGATATGTGAAGGTTTTATGGGCGGCATCCCAATACGAGCAGCTTCAGGAAAGGGCTAAACCAGCAGCGGAACAAATCAAATCCGCACCAATGATCAAGACAAAATCTCGTAACCCAATGCCACGGGATACGAGAGATAAACTTGATTACCGAAATAAATTAAAGGCTAAAAATTTAAACACCCGTCAAAAGGCAAAAGTCATCCAAGACGAGATGGCTAAACGCTTCGGGTAAATTAGAGGTAATTAACTAATGGCAATTGTAACTAATACGAGTACGACCTACTCTGTTGGTACGGCTGGAGGTAATAGAGAAGATCTGGAGGACACGATTCACGAATTGTATCCTGAAGAGACCTTTTTCA